GATGATCAACATGATATTATTTATTTTGTAGGATTTGATTGTACATTTTTAGTTATACTATAACGATCACCAACTTTGACCTTAGGATCAGGACCCTTGAGTTTGATTGGTTCATTTTCGTTAAGGCTCATATACTTGTCGCGTAGTTTCTTTCCAGCATCAGTTAGCCAACCCCACTCAATGTTATCCTTACCAACTTCTTTTTCTAATCTTTTTACTAGAATGATACCTATGCCCATTTTTTGATATTCAGGTTCAACTTCTACCATTTTGATAAGTCCTTGATCCTGATAAACGCTAAAGTCTAGATAACCCACTTTTTTGCCATCAACGATAGCAAGTATGTATCCATCATGTTGTCCATGCTGGTAACTTGTGTATGATATTTTAGTTTCTACTTGAGGGGTCCCGTTCTCAATGATAAACTCTCTGGCTCTCATAATGTCTCTCTCATTAGAGTATTTATAGTTTTCCTGCGTTCCGCAAACGAGATAATACGGAGTTTTGATGTCTTGTTTTGTGTTGTTCAGGGGTAAGGTTAGATATTCCTGTTTTGTTTTTCTTAGCAGATGCTCCCCCTTTAAGACCACCTATTTTTCCCGCCGCACTCGCGTGCCCCAAACCAAATCCTGATTTACCTTCGGCATTTGCTTTCGTTGCCGCAAGAGATGCGATATGACTTTTTTCTTCTACATTTAATGCTAATCTTTTGGCAACCATGTATGCGGCCCCGTAATCTCCCTGAGAATAACGAATATCATAATGTTCTCGGATAGTGACTGCTTTTAGATTGTCGGGATCATTATTTGAATGGTATCCGTCTATATGGTGTATGTCCATGCCTTTTGGGATAGGCCCGAAATGTTCTTTATAAATCTTACGATGGTGTTTAGTGCCGCAATAAATACACATGCTGATAGCTCCTCTTAGCGTTAGAGTAGTTGGAGATTCCCGTCTCGCGAACTACATCTTTATTTATGCCTAAAGAGATCGGCCCCACCTAGTAGATATAACATTCCAGTTAATGATCTTCCAAAGGTTACGCAAGTAGGCCTTTTTGTCTGAGCCATAATCCAGCACAAACGAGTGCTCCCACCAGTCAATGAGTAGCAGGATGTCATCACGCACTTCGTGATTCTTGATAGTCTTGATCTTGCCATCATATGCTAGATATACCCAACCGGATCCTTCTATCTTCATAGCGATCTCTTCTACATCATCCTTGAAGGCATCATAACTGCCAAAGTGCTTGTTGATGAAGCCTAGCATAGGCCCGTTTGGCTTATTGTTATTCCTTACTTCGCGGAACTGCGGGAACCACATATTGTGCAGGAAGGCCCCTGCGAAGTTAAACTCAGGATCGCCCTCTTTGTCGTTATAGCGTTGAGCATAACCTTTTGCAAGTTTGTTATAATGTAGTTCTAGGGTGTCGTTGCCCATGACTGGAGCGACCTCTCGCTCAGTAAAGTTGAGCGGAATGATCTCAATATCAGCCGGCTTAGATTTTGATTCTAATAGATCAATAAGGTCGCGCATAAGAGTATTTAGTCTTACTTTCTGCGAACGATCCTTCCACGAGAGATGTCATATGGACTGATCTCAACATCAACCATATCACCCATCAGAATTCGTATCTCAAATTGCCGCATCTTGCCGGCAACATAACTTAATACTTCTATTCCGTTCTCAAGCTTGACCTTGAAGGTTGCATTTGGCAACACATCTATGACCTCTCCCTCAAACTTGACTACTTCTTCTTTGGACATATTTATTTCTTTAGGATATCCCATACTGCTTGCTTTTCAAGGATGTCTTTTTCTAACTCACGATACCTATCTCCTAGTTCTTTGAGTTCTGTCCAGATTTCCTCTAATTCTTCATTGGGACGAAGAATACCTAGAAGCTGTTCAATCTTGTCAAACCTTTCAGATAAACTCACACCTTTGATCTTGATATCGCCCTCAAACTCAGCATCACCGGTGAAAACTGTATTGCGACTACTACCTGCAAACGTGTATCCATTATTAATATTACTCTGCACAATCGTTTGTCCGGTAAAAGTTGTGGTGTTTGATGTCGTTCCGTAATACGTCTGGGGAATATGGCCACTTGTGCCATTTGCAGGCTGAACCTGTATTGTCCCAGCCGTATGTGGAAAAATTATAGTAGGAGCCGATACGCCCGTGATAGATAATTTACCGGTTCCATATCCAGTAGTAATATTTTTTTGAACGGTCTTATCATTGTCGTCGTATATCATTTATTTGCTTTCTTCAAATATAACTTGCCCTTATCATCAATGCCAATCTCTACTTCATCGCCTTCTTTCCATCCTAAATCCTTTAACAGAGGAATAGGTAGGGGAATGATAAGATCATCCGAATCAGGATCTTCTTGCGTGATTACCTCATATCTTACGCTAGGTTGTTTTGTTTGTTTAGCCATACGCTATTCAATACGACCTAATCGGTGAAGCAATAGACCAATGTGATGTAGATCAGGATGCGAGTCACGATCACTGTAACCTTCCATGCTGTTACAGTGAGTGAGATAGACCTTCAATGCTCGCTTAAGCAAAGGGATATCGGCTGTAGCCAACACATTTTTAACACCGGATCTGGTAACTGAAGCGTCAGTAGTGTTCATGTTAGTATTTATGTGGCCTTGAATGTTAAAAACATTTTATAAATCCCAAACTCTTTTTAACCACTTTTTTACTAAATCGTTAGTTAGATTAGTCTTTTCGGCGATTTCTCTTATTAACAATCCTTCGTCTCTTAGCAGATGGATGTGATCAAATTGTTCTTTAGTAAGGCTTCTTCTAGTCATCGCTCTTTTTGTTACTTGATCCTTGTTCCATTTAACCCAAGGTTTTTTTGTACCAAGATGTGATTTACTCCGCTTTAGGTTTTGTTCAGGTGTAGATTTTCTGTTCTTAAATTTTTTTACAGTATCTTCGGATTTAGGAATTCCCTTAAGTGCTTTACTTCTACGGAGATTGGATTCTGCTGACATTATTATACCGTTATTACCATCTCCTCCCTTAGTAGCATTGTATCCCTTGTTGTACGAATCTAAGATGGCTATGTATTCTATTTCTTTTTGCTTGGCGATGTCATTTGTATCTACCTCACAAATTATTTCTGTTTTCCAACTTTCTAATTTATATTTACGAATAGCATTATAAAATTTTCGGTTATCTTGATTTTTCAATGCACAGTGAATATGTTCATTCCAACGCTGTTCAAGCGTCTTGGAGGTCCACCCGATGTAAACCTTTTTATTTTCTAAGTTGGTTATCTTGTATACGAGTGCCATTTATGTGCTTACCACTTTTTGCAAGACCAATATCTTGCTTTCCAGCGTGGTCCGGGATTCTCACAATGGTGTCTTGCTCTAAATGACTTGCGTCTTGCAGGATTGCTTTTGTGAATACGCATATTCTTGTCACCGAAGTTCACTTTAACGACCTTGCCATTTGGCTTTCGTACATAGACTTTACTTTTGGCTACATCACCTTGCATAGGTTTACCTAGAGGAACTTTTCGACCATGATATTCGGCTTCATCAATGGTGCCACTGGAGGCAGCATCTCCGCCCCCACCTAGTTTCATATACTCGTTAAGTTTTTTTTCTCTACACCAACCTAACCCGCCGCAACCCAAACATGTTTCGTCGTATTCTCTACCCGAACCTCCGCATGTCATACAATCATATCGTTCGCCGGTTCTTCCATAAGCGTCAGGCTCTTCTTCTTCCCGATCTTCAGATTCTAAGAGAACACCATTGAAGTCTAGGAATTCCATAGCATCTTCGTCAAGGTGAATGATCACACCGTCTTCAGTGAAGCCTACAATACCTGTCTCAATGACAAAGTTCTCGCTTAGTTCTAATCCGAAACTATCGTGTAAGTGGATGTCATTCTCGTTGTAGTTGTCTTCTAATCCCCTCACGAGTTTGTATAGGTCTCTGGTGTCCATCGTCGTCTCCAATATACTTCTATTTATCTTTGAAGACACGTTTCAGAGCGTTGACAACATCACTGATCGGTTGTTCATCGGCCTGATACTTGATTCCGATACCACCTGCTTCTTGCCACTTCGTGATATTAGGGGTATAATCGTCAATAAGGACATTAGGAGTGCCGTCAATCTGTTTGGCAAATTTCCACTTCTCGTGATCAAATATCTCTCCATCTGGGGATACATTCAGGTGTTTCCTCAACCATTCCCGTTTTCCCTTGATGCTACCTTCACGATCAAAGTTTAGTGGGCTGCTGAGTATAGTGAATCCACCAGCAATCTTTTTGATCAATCTCACGAGTTGATTAGATGAAGGGAATGGACTGATATCCCTGAAGAGTT